CATTCTAGTATAAACCAAAATGTCTCCTTTAACTCTCGCAACAATACCTGGCTTTAGTGATTTGTCGAATACTCCGTTGGCCGCAAACAAGTTCTCCCTCGGAGCCCATCTCAGCGCAATCAACTTCAATGCTTCGTTCGGAATTGTGCGCTTGGAAATCTTTACTGACATTTACAAGCATGGCGATGTTGTTCCGTTGCCGAAGTCTCCAGTGGATGGGTACACATACCGTCAGGATGAACTGATGTATATGTGGGTGCCGCAGAATACCGCCAATCAACTCACAGGTTGGGCCACCTACCGGGAACCTTGGACGATGTGGTACGGCATCTGGAATGTCAACCAGCTTACCGGCCTTGTGAGCAGCGAGATTGGATACAGGGGCAATAACGATCACAAAGACAATCAAGCCACAACGAACGATGGCGTGGTGCAGGTCTTCGTAATAGCACAACGGCAGAAGGCTAGCATGATCATGGCGGCCTCTCCTTCGTTCGTTCGGCATCTCGATGCAGACTTCTTTACCAACAAGGCTCTTAATACAAGTCTATTGACGGAGATGAATGGCAACGCCAAGTTTGCTATTGTCAACACAGAGATAATCTATTGCGGAGAGTTTTTCAATGGACAGACAGTTCCTCTTGCCAACATCGTCTCCCCGGTAGATGGGCACGCCTATGCCTATGCTGATTGCATGTTTCAAACCTCTTGGCGATGGACAGCGGATACAGACGGAAGTGGCAATCCTATCAAGCCGGCAATTAACAAAGGCCAGCTTCAAGATTGGTCTGCTTCCGTTACGACCTCCGGCGCAGTAAAGATCGCAAACACTTCGGTATCTTACGAGCTGAGCGGCACTCATACCGGCACAACAGGCAAGGTTGCCGTCTTCGCCTTCTGCAATCGCGCACTGGGCACAACCTTCCCTAGCTCCGTCAACTTATTCTCTGAGGTTGTCGATAGCGCGTTTGCTCCCGGTTCAACCCTCCGCGCCACGACCCTTCAACAGGTTAACCGGAATATCAATCAGGCCATCTGTACGCCTGAGTTCTTCGGGCCAACCAATTACTCGAATGGCAATACAATCCCTGTCCCCACCAGCCCTTTGGACGGTTATGTCTATGCCCGAACGGAGTTGTTCTATATATGGGATTGGAACAATACAGGCCCAAGTGCAGTAAGCTCCGGGAGACTATCCCTTGTCCACGGGAGTATCAGCGCAGCAGGGGTGGTGACGATTAATGATTATCGACTGAACTCAGGAGCCTCTTCTGTAGCTTTGGCAAACGAAGGCTCGATGAGGGTTGTGGTGGTTGGATTCCGTAGCAGAACCTTGGCCAGCCCTCCTGTCTCGACCCCTGGGCCTCCAACGTTTGGCATCGATGATGTGATTGAGTTCTATGGCCCCAATGATCGGCAGACACAATACTTGAGCAAGGGAGATGGAAGCGTCACAGTAAGCTCTTTGCTGAATAGTCAGGGTTCTGTTCTTCCAAACCAAGTCATTGCTCTGACATTCACCATGACTAGTTCATCTGTGCTTATCTGTACCTTTGCTGACCAGTCTTTGTTGAGGCCTGATAATACAAACCTCAACCTTCTGGGGTCAAACACAGCTGCCAACTTGTCGGTGAATGGAGATTTTGAATCGGCAGGCACTCTTGGTGCGCAAGCGGCTAACTGGTCTCTGATTGGTGGTAATGCCCTTGTTAAGGACAATAGCGCAATCGTCAATGGATCATTCAACGGAAAAATAAACAATGCCGGAGGAGCTACATCTCAGAACTTTAGTGCAGCAGCAATTGCTTTAACTGCGGGGCAGGTATATGTGTTAGAGGCATTCATCAAAGTTGGAACAGCAATGCCAAATATCCCTGCACACGCGGGAGCTTGTATTGATCTTGTTATTGCTACCGGCATCACTAGCTTTACCATTATCACAAAGTTTGGAGCATTTGAGGGAGGTTCTACTACAACCCCAAGATGCGGATGGCCGGCAGATGGAGCAGCTCACGGATACGGATTTTTTCAGTGCTACTTCATTCCTACTGCTAACGGCACAGTCAATATAAATACCATTATGCAATCTAATGGTGGGGATTCGGAATGGGACAACATCAGACTCTATCCCTTCCGTGGGAAAACTTATACTGGCCTAAGCGCATCAACTCATTACTATCTCTATCCTTACATTGAGGTGGCCACTGGGTTGCTTAAGTTCAGGAATGGTGCCCCTCCCGGCTCGACTCCTAGTGATTCTCTAGCTGCTCAATGCTTATTGGATGGAGGAGTTCAGGTTGCGCCAAAGAATATCTTGACGCCTACTGCGGGAGGCTCCTCATCCGATACTGGTGGTGGATCTGGTACGTGTCCCGAATGGGAAGAGCCAGTCTATATCCGGCGATATTCTAGCGATGGGATATTGACGTTTGAAGGTGAGATTGAGGCTGGAGATGTTAAGGTTGGGTTTGAATCTGATGATGGCCTTATCCTAAGAGGTGATCTAATCAAGGGATGGTCGTTTGCCAAACAAGCTTACGTCTGGCGTGCCGTTCAAAAGGTCATCATCGTTCCTTGCTCAGCTTGGTCTTCTGTTAGAGGCCGTTTGTTAACTCCTTGTGAGGCAGTCTGGTGGGAGGATAGATGGATGGCTGCGTGGAAGACTCCCGGAGCAGGGCACGTCAAGAAGATCAGCTTCAAGGTGCTGATTGAAGTTGAAGCCGATTGGGATGATGAGCATAATTACCTCGTTGGTGATCTTATCATCCACAACATGATCGTTCTACCCTGCTAAGGAGGGATTGTGCAGCACATCTGGGTAATGAGTAAATCCTATCAAGCTCTTGGCGGAGAGATTCTGCCTGTTGCTTGGAATTACGGCCTCAACCATTCTGCTATGGGATATAAACCAAATGGTTGGGGTCTTGTTTGGGTATCGGTCGAGAACCAGCATCTTGAGTTTATGAAATCTGGTACAGACTCGGATGTTGAAGTTGTAGGGCAGGAAGACGACCCGCCAACACAACTGGTTCTTGATACTTATGCTGATGAACTCGGCACTGCCTCATACGATACTCTGAGGAAGGTGCTTAAGAAACTTGCAGAGAGAGAGCCACGATTCATGATGGATCGTGATCCAAGGAGACCATGATGAGAATGAAATACTCGAAGCAAGGCTTACAACTAACTGAACGTTCGGAAGGTTGTAAGTTAGTTGCCTACTGGGATGATAAGGGTAAGGTATGGACAATCGGATACGGCCACACGCGTGGCGTGTACGAGGGCATGACCTGTACTCAACAGCAGGCAGAAGACTGGCTAATGGCAGATATTGCTTTCTGCGAGCAAGACGTTAACCTTCACGTGACAGTCGAACTAACACAGGGAGAGTTCGATGGTCTGGTTGACTTCTGCTTTAACCTAGGTTGTCAATCCCTGAACGGTTCCACGCTCCTCCGCTATCTCAATGCCGGCCACCGGGAGCTAGCTGCGAGAGAGTTTGAACGGTGGGACATGGCGGGTGGCGTTCACATGGCAGGACTTCTCCGGCGCAGATTGGCTGAGGAAGCTGAATTCAATTCTTAGATCGGGAGGGCGAAATGGTAACTACAATCGGTGCTCTATTGGGCACCAAGTATGGTAAGTGGATTTTTGAAATTGTTGTTGTTGTGGGCCTAGTCTTCGGAGCCTACAAGTGGGCTGAGCATCGAGGTCGAACACAGCAGAAAGAAACTGACGACCAACATCAATCTCAAGAGATTGAGACATCCCGAAGAGAGGCCAGCGATGCCAAGAACCAACTCGTCAAACAAGCCAACGATAAGGCTTCGGCAGCAGAGGCTGATGCCAAGGATGCACGCGCCCAATTCACAACGCTCGCAAACCTGCTCCAAGGTCTATCTGCCAAGGAGAAGGCTGGGCACGACCAAGTGGGCAAAATAGCAGACTCCGAACTCCATGCGGATGTTATCGGCAAGTTAGGACTCCGAAGGCCGGGAGACGTATCGGCCTGTTATCTGCCCAGCGAGGAAAGAACGATTGATGAGGCGGTGACGCAGTATCCTATTTGTAAGGATGAGAAGACTGCGCTCACAAGTCAAGTTGCATCGAAGCAACGAGAGGTTAGCGACAACGAGAAAGTCATTGCGGCCAAACAGCAAGCTCTCGATGCCAACGACAATTATCTCAAGCTGCTGGAGAACGATTACAAGACCCTGTTCGAGCAGCACCCTCCTCGCTACAGGTCTGCCGGCTGTCTCTTCCTTTGGAGCTGCGGGAAGAGGAAGGTTGAACTGAAGCTCCCGGAAAGGAAGTGAAATGATCAAGAAAGTAATTGGCCTTATCAAGAAAGCAATCGCGTGGGGCAAGTCTGTTGCTTCGGAGAGCGATGGAACTGGTTCTGCCAGCCGCGTGGTAAAGCTCCTCTTGGCCTCGACCTGTAGTGCTGCGCTGCTGCTGTACGTATTCTTCAAGCACGATCTTCCCTCAGCAGATCAGCTCTCCGCTCTCGCCAAGATTATTGGCGCAGGTTCGCTTGGCTATGTCGCCAACATGATCAAGAACGGATTGAAGAAAGATGACCCTCCTCCCGAAGACCCGGAGGAGGCTAAATGAGAAAGGCCGCTAGAGGTTCCCGGTTAATCCCGGAGCCTCTAGCGGCCTTTTCTTGCGTCTACTCAATTTCCTAGCGGTTTAAAGGCTGTTTGAGCCTTGTTTCTGGAGAGGAAACATACTACCCTACATCAAACTCCAGAGGGTGGTTCTCCGTCCAGCCCTGTGTTACCGTATACACTAAGCTGGCACAGTTCTGCCGGCTGGGGGCTGGATTCCTACGGGAGCACGGAGCTTCCCGGCGATCTCCTCCCAAACGTCCTTCTTGTCGAGGTCGAAGACCCAATGGGCTGCTAACCGGAGGTTGCTCGATGCGAGTTGACTATACCTTCCGGGAATGAGGAGGAGATGGCGGGTGGAGGTTATGTGAATTGCGGTGAAGCAGCGGCCTCCGTTCTTTGCGTATTGGATAAGCCAAGGCACTTGCGCTGGACGATAATCCACGCGGAAGGGAGTTCCAACCTCTTCCTTCATTTCTATCCATCCTGTTTCGCCAGCCCAGACCCTCCCGGCAACCTTGGCATCTTCGCCGCAGATGAAATGGTTATCTGGGATGCCGGGAGAAGTGCTGTGGCTCTCGACCCGGAATATGAGAATGTTGGCTTGCTCTTTTAACTTCTTGCGGAAGTCTTTGTTGAAGGCTGACTCGCTCACCGTGTCCTCCCAGTAGGCATGCAAGAAAGGGTTTCCCGGTACATTCCGCTGAAGCAGACAATCTCCGTATGAGTTGCCTTATCTCGGAAGAAGTGAGCGCGTGCCGGCGCATTGTCATATGGCGTGGAGATTTTCTCTGTTCCAAGATATTCAATTCTTGGAGTTGGGTCTTGAGATTGAGCGTGGGCCGTTCCGTACAAGGTCATAATCGCTCCCTCGATTAGAACGGCAATGACTAACGATAGCGTGATGATCTTCCCTTTCATGATTCCCTCCCGGTGAGTAATTCGTTATGGATTGAATAGATCGTGTTGGTGTAACTTTGGTTTCCGTGAGTCTCTTGGATAAGGCGATTGAAGATTTTGAGTGCTGCCTTCCGTCCAATCTCCTCATCCAAGATTTTGACAACTTGCATCCTTGTCTCTTTACTAGCCGGCATCCTCTTCCTCCTCTAGGAATAAACTGCGCGGGTCTTGATTTATTTGATCGGCCAACTCTTTGTTGGAGCGGAGAGCATTGATGATCTTTCGATCAGGGCTGGCCGTGCACTTTGCTTCTAGGTCGATGTACAGAACCTTCTCTGTTGTACCGTAACGGTAATTGCGCTTCTCGCTCTGGAGTCTATCGTCCAAGCTGGACGCCTGACTGTGATAGACTGTTCGGCTGGCTGCGGTAAGGGTGAAAACTCTAGCTGCCGCTCGACTGGCAACGAAGTATCGGATGCGGTCATCGTCCTGTATCCGCTTAATGGCCGCAATGCGATCATCCTCGCTGATGCCTCCGTAATAGGAGACTGCTTGGGCTCCTAGCTTCTTGGACAGCTCTAGGAGGCAAGGCTTGAACCGCGCAAAGATCAAGACCTTTCTCCCGCCAACTGAAGACTCCTCGACCTCCTCCAAGGTTGCCGTCATCCTAGGGTCAGGCTCTCCGAAGTCCAGTTTGGTGGCATTCTCTGTTGGGGTAAGGCCGCACACGATCTGATGCATGCGAAGACCTCTCACAAGGCTTATCTCTTGTGCCCGCTTCAATCCCTCCTCCTCTCCCATCAAGGCAGTAATCTCTTCGAGCGATTGCTTGCGGAAGGCTTCATACAGCCTCTGTTGCTTCGGAGCGAGAACAAATGGCCTCCGCTTCCACATCTGTCCCGGAAGGTCGAAACAGTCCTTGGCTAGGACTCGATGCGAGTGCCCATCGATGATCTTAATCAGACGGTCGATGTTCTTGTATCCAACAATCTGCCTTCCCTCGAATCCTCCCATGATACAGTACTCGGCACGGAAAGCAGTAAAAGAAGTGTGGCCCAATATGCGCGGGTCGAGAAAGTAATATTGACTGTAAAGGTTTTCGATGCCGGTGGTAAGCTGCGTGCCAGTCATAATCCTTCGGTAAGGAGCAAGCTCACGATGCTTGTTGAGGAACTTTGTACGGTCAGCGGAATGATTCTTGATGGTTGTGGATTCGTCTATCACAAACAAGCACCGCTTCCCTCGAAGCCACGTCAGCAGAAGGGTCTGGAGCTTTCCGAACTCTCCGCTAGGCAGAAAGCGTACACCCTCGATATGGAGAGTGAGAATGTTGAGGACTCCGGGAGACGGAGCGGTTGCGGCCTCCATCATATTCTTAATCTCGGCATCGCGCCAATTGATCGAGAAGTATGTAGAGTGATATTGGATTCTGGCCGGCATGTGCTTGGGTATCTCCTCGATGACCCAATTGATGTGGCCTCCGATAGGAGCCAGCACAATCAGCGCGTCTATCTTCCCTTGCTCGAAGAGATAGGCTGCCGTGTCGATGATCGGCTTTGTCTTCCCGGTTCCCTGCTCGTGGAGGAGCGCAAACACTTCCCTATCCCGGCTGAGGAGGAAGCATTGGAGCTGATGGTTGAAAGGCTCCGTCTCAAACACGTAACCGGAAGAGTCCGTGAGAGTCTCCTTCTTGGCTTCCCGCGTGTTTGTCTCCTCCATCCTTAGATCGAGATAGGCGTCACGGAGCTTCCCGGCCTCCGGCCTCCAATCGGCCTCCGGGAAGGTGTCGAGGATGTATTGAATATTTGCACCGGAGGGTTGGAAGATCATGTGACGTTCCACCCACTTCTTTCTTCCCGGCATCGCATTGAGTAAAGAGAAAACTGCCCCAACACGGAAGTCCGTGATGAGGCAGTCTTTACCAGCTTGAGTTAGCTGAATGATCAAGTTCGTTCTCCCCTAGGGTATGGACTTTGTGAAGGCCGCATTGAGGTTGACGAGATTGTCGCCATCGTTGCGGGAGATTGTCACCAGCACACGGTCGAGGTTCTGTACAAGGAACTTCGTTGTGCTCTGACAAATTTGTTCGTCGTTGCCGGCCACAAGATCGCAGGTAAGGCCGGTGGCGAGGGTATCAGTGCCGCGTTTGACATAGACGGTTACGTGGACAGGCAGTTGAATAGATGTTCCGTGCTCAACGCTCACAACGAGGTTGCTCAACGTTCCATCTCCGTATATAAGTTTGCCGGCAGTATTAAAGCCAGCAGCCAAAGACCCGTCAGAGTCATTTTTGAAGAACTCATGCGAGCAGGTTTCATCCGATGTTTGCCCAACTCCGAAGAGCACTATGCTTGCCACTCCTCCGGTGGTAGGAGGGCTGGACTGACAGGCACCTTCCCAGTTCTGGGATACGGCAACGATGGTAGCGGCCTCGACCGAAGGCAACGAGAACCACCCATTCCATTTAACAGATGTGGTGGTCTTCGTCTCCGCAGCGTGGACGTGCATCCCGCGCACCAGAGTGAAGCTCATTGCCGGAGCGGCAGAGGCTTGCGGCACCGGAGAGGGAGTTGGAGAAGGCGTGGCCACCGGAGTTGGGGTGGGCGAGGGAGACGGCGAAGGTTTGGGTGGATGCCCACAGGCAATTAAGCCTAAGAGCATCACGGTGGCGAGCAAACATTTCATACGGGTCATTTAGTTCTCCTTTTACGTTTGGGTTGAATTGTTGGAACTACCTAATTGGGAGCAGGTTCCTCCGGCGATTTTCTGCCTCGACCTCCTCCTTGCTAAAGACTCTGGCTTTCTTGACTCCGGGATTCCCGGAACCACGGCCACTACCGATGCCCGGCCTCTTCGTCTTCGGAGCATTGGCCTTGGATACTTGCTTCGATAGCTTGCCGAGAATTTGGATGCGCATCTCCGTTATCTCGATGCCCATTTCTTTTGCGACGAACTCTGACAGAGGTTCGCCATTAACGGTGATGCGACATTCGGTGATTCCTTCCCTCTCCTTCCTGTGGGTGTCATAGCTCTCCGCCATATTCCAACCTCTGTCAAAGTTCGTCTCTTTGCTCATTGTCTTATGCCTCGCTCCACGGCTGCTTGAGAGTCTTCCGAATGAGGGCAAGTATCTCTGCCTTCATAGCAGCAGCAGCATAAGCAGCAGCATCAGCAGCATCAGCAGCAGCAGCAGCAGCATAAGCAGCAGCATCAGCAGCAGCAGCAGCAGCAGCAGCATAAGCAGCAGCATCAGCAGCAGCAGCAGCAGCAGCATAAGCAGCAGCAGCAGCAGCATAAGCAGCAGCAGCAGCAGCAGCAAAATCCCAAGCCGCTCTCCTTGCTGCGAGAACTAATTTCCGGTTATCCTCTGTTGGGTCGTTGGCCCAAGCCTCCGCTGCCTCGATAGCTTGAAGCGGCCTCAACTCTCCCTCCGGGATAAACTTAAGAACAAGGCGAGCAATAGAGCAAGCTACTCGCACAATGTCTTGCTTGGAGTTAACGGAGGTCTTCGCTGCCCACCACAGGAGCCAATCCGCTCTTGGGCATTCTTCCCAGGTTTGTTGAGCAGTTCTTTGTGCAGCCCAACATTTTGCTTCCGCACAAGCGGATAAGGATGTAAGGTGACTCTGTAATAGGGACAATTTATTTCTTTCCTTTCTTCTTAGGCGTAACGGCCTTTTTGGTTATTGACTTTTTAGCCTTCGGAGCGGGAGACTTCCCGGACTCTACAACTTGCTTCTCGATTTTGGCAGCTTCCCGCTTCTCCATCTCCGCCAACTTCTGCCTCAACTCTTCCATCTCCTTCTGCGGGTCTACCTTCGGTGCGGCCTTCTCCTTCCTAGGAGCGGAGGCCGGAGCCTTCGGAGCGGGAGCAGCTTCTGCTTTCTTCTTTGCTGGAGCCTCTTCGCCGGGAGCACGAACGGCTGTGAATCCGTGAGCGATGTCCCACGCAAGATCGGTATTCCGGCCTCCGGCCTTCCGGTAATCCTCGAAGGTCATACCGTCTTTGATGAGGTTGAAGCTCTTCCATCCCTCCGAGCCTTCTCTGCGCGGGTTGGTGGGCACCAGACGGTGGATCACCATTCCTCCGAAACCGGAGCGTGGCCCAGGGTTGCTGGCCGGCAATTTGGCCGGAGTCTTTGTTACCTCCAGCTCTCTTCCCGCAGGGAGAAGCGAGAGCCAGAAGAGAGGAGAAGCGGGTTGGCCGGGAACGGAGTCTGGTGTATCATCCTCCATCTCGATCAACTTTTGTTTAGTCAATTGCTCAGCGGCCTTAATTACCGCGTTGACGTTCGTTCCTAACTTCTCTGCTACCTTCGTTGTGTCTACAAAGGCATTCTCTCCTTCAGCCTCCACCGGGATAAGCTCCCGGATAGCTAGAAGGATTGCAGTGGAACTGGCATTGGGTTGCTTCGCTGCTCCGTCCTTCTTGTCGATCTTCTGGCCGGCAGAGAGAGCTTGTTGGTGAGCCTTCAGTTGCTTAGGGGTCATCTGTCCTTCCGGGAAGGCGATTGGGCCGCGCAACATCGTTCCGTATTGATCAATGGTAGCCTTATCGAGGCCGACAGCTTTGAAGGCCTGAACCATTACGGGAGTTGGCTTGTTATAGGTGACGTTGAGGAGACGAACCTCAGCATCGTTGCGATCTTTGAAAGTGACTTTGGTGACGCCTGAGAAGTGTTTGTACAGAGCAGTGACCTCTTCCGTTTGGAGGAGGTCGATGAAGTGAGTAACTTTCTTTCCGTCTTTCTTCATTGGCAGGGTCTAGCTCCTTGTATGGGATGAACTGAATTGATGTATCGGGAACTCTGGAAGCCTACAAAAAGGGAGAGGCCGTCATCGACCTCTCCCGAAGGGAGCTACAGTTTGTGCCTTATCCGGCTTTGCGGACAAGCTTGACGTTCTTCGCGTTGACATCCCAGTGGAGGTCACGGAGCCTTCCACCCTTCTCCACAAACGTCTCGACCGTCATTGGCTTGCGCGCCTTGACGATAATCTCGAAGGACTTGTGGCCCAGAGACTTCTCCCGGCGTGGGTTGCCTTCGACCAGCGAAACAATCTTCATCTGCGGGTCGAGACGGTGACGCGCCACAGCAGCCTTCTGAGCAGCAGAGTTCTCCCGGGTTGACTTACGGGTGGAGGCTGAGGTTGACTTTGCGGACTTGCGGCTGGTGCTTTTCATTTCGTTTCTCCTTGATTATTTTGGGCCGTCTAACGGCTATATTTAATTATCTCTCCAATCTGCGGAGAGGTCGAGCAAAATCCTGTTCCATTGAGCGATTATCGGTTGTGGAAGGAAGCGGAGCACGCCGGACATACGAGGTTAGGCTGATCAACACAGGTATGGGCCGGAAGAACAACTGGAGGCTCCGGGTATTCCGTAACGGTAGCAGAGACGATTCCCGCACCCTTCAATATCTTCTCCAGTACCTCTTCCGGTTTAGTACCGGGAGCGGTGAAGGATATGTAGCGGGTTAGCCTCTCCGAATTAACATCGAGCAGGTACTTCATCGTTGCTCCTTTCTCTTCCGCATACGGAACAACTGTTCCCAGCTGAAGTATTTGTGAGTGATCTTCCCGGCCTTCCGAATACGGAGCGTGATGCCGAGATTCGTTATGCGCACATCTCTTCCGACTGAGATGCGGCGATAGAGAGGTTGATTAAAGAAGGAGTGGCACGGCCATCCGGTAGCAGCATCGCTCGCAAGCAGTTCTTCGAGAGCTTTATTTATCGGAGGAGCTTTGAGCATACGTCTCGTCATTTATTCTCCTTTGACTAAATCTCATCAGTAACGGTTTCACCGTTATACGAAGGAAGGTTCCAATCTGCCATCGCAGTTCTCCCTATCGTTTCGATTTATCGAAAATTCTGAATCCTTTTATTCCGGCCTCCCTGTCGGTGCGTCTCCGAGTCCCAGCGAGAGGTCTAACAAAATTCTACAGAATCGAAGAGTACCTTTGTTCCTCTTCTTGCCCTTTCCCTTCGCAACCTTCGGCCTATCCGGTGCGGTCACAGATTACCGATTAACTAAGGGTTAAAGCCTTCTCGTCTCTAATCTCAGACGGTAGGAAGATTATGACGGAATTGAGCAGTTTGCGCTACACTTTTATGCTCAATCAAATCAATCACTTACAAAGTATCGTTTCACGATATGATTAAACCTCCGGCCTAAAGCGAGGCCGGAGGACAGCGGGTTGTGTGGGCTATCGTTATTATAGACAGAACGTCTTTGCTGTAAAGACCCTCCGCTGGAACTGCCATAACGCTCTCGCAAAATTTGCATTCGAGTATCATAACCGTTCTCTGTTTCTCCGGGTGGAGATATAACTCAACTTTGAATCGAGCCAACAATGGAGCAGTTCCCATAATCCTTCTCCTTTATTATCGGGATGCAGCCAGCTCCTTCTCTTCAGGTTGAGCGATTATCCTCCACTTTCTCCCGGAGGTCGAGATGTGATTGATCAGACCTTCCCGGCCTCCGCTCCTCCTAGCCTCCTCCATCGTCTACAGTCGATCTTCCGAAACCCCTTGCGCATAAGACCCTTGAAAATGTACCAGTCTCCTATCTTCGCCTTCTCCACAATCGGGACTCCCCACACTTTGTAATTGTGACGATTTATCGTGACACGAATATTCGCCGTATCATCCTCGACCGTCAAGTGAAGAATCAAACTCTGCCCGTTGATTCGCTTCCCATCCCGCTTCTTCACCGCATTGGGGTCATTGAGGTCACGTAAGTCCTTCTCCTTAATCTTCCCCATGACCAAGAACTCTCCGTCATCGTCTTCCGTAATATTAATCAGGTCTGTGATCGGAGTTCGGATGTTGTACTTCTCCGGGTTCTTCTTTATGTCTCCCCAACGCTCCGCACACTCAAAGATCGAATCGAATGGAGTTGTTCCGTTGGCTAACTTATTCCGCTGACCGTTCGTCAAAGGCTCACCGCGCTGCCGGCGTGCGATAATATCGTCAGCAGTCTTCTCTCCTATCCCTTTGACGTTGAGCAATCCTCCAATCATCACTCCATCCTTAATCGTCCAGTTTTTCTCCGACAACTCCGGGTCGTAAGCCTTGAACCGGAAACCCTCACGATGCATTTCCCGGAGGAGCGTGGTGCATTGATCTTCGTCTGCCGAACGGAGACAGGCTGTGGCGAACTCTAGCGGGAACCTCGCCTTCAATACCAGCGTCCAATACGATACCATACCATAGGCAACCGCGTGGCTCCGGTTGAAAGACCACGAACCCATCGTGTTGATATTGTCCCATACCGTTTTCGCATCGTCTTCCTCGACCCCTTGCGCCAAGGCTCCTTCCCGGAATCGCTCCCAGTACTTGTCGAAGAACTCCTTGCCGTAACTCTTCGACATAGCCTTGCGGAGGTCTGACACGTCCTTCCACGAGAGCTTGCCCATTTGGCGTGCGATCTGCATAACCTGTTCCTGATAGATGATGATGCCATACGTTAACGCGGTCACTCCTTCTATCGAGGAATGGAGATGCGATGTGTCGGCCTTCCCGGTGCGCCGCTTAATAAACTCGGCAGCTCCTCCGCTCTCCAGCGGCCCAGGTCGAGCCAGAGCAGTAAGGGATGCGATGTCCTCGAAGTTCTCGACCCGGAGCTGAGCACAGAGAGATTGCAGAGCGTATCCTTCAAACTGAAAGATGCCGCTGAACTTTCTATCGTTCAAGACTGCGAACGCATCCTCATCGTTTGTTGGATAGGCCAGCAACTTCTCCTTCGTCCAGCCAATCTGATCTAGGCAATCCTGAATTACGCTCAGGGTTCGGAGTCCCAGCGCGTCTATCTTCAGCAGGTCGAGCACTTCGGCATCCTGCTTAGTCACTTGCGCCGCTCCCGTTTTTCTATCCACGGTGCAATATTGCGAGATGTTATTGGCCGTCACAACGATGCCGGCTGCGTGCTGCCCCGAAGACTTGGCGTGATTCTCGATATGGGCTGCGACCTTGAGCTGTGGGAACTTCTCCAAGGTCTTCCGGCCTATCTCCAGCTCAGCGAACGTATCCATGATACAGAACGCAGCACGAGCATCGCCGGTGCTCCGCTCGATAATCGCATTGGAGAGGTCTTTCACTTCCCATGTTGGTATGCCTAGGTTCTTCGCTACATCGCCAATCGTGCTCTTGGCCTTATAGCGGAGCACCGTTCCCAACCTCGCAACGTTCTCGCTGCCATACTTTCCACGGATATATTCAAACACCATATCTCTTCGCGTGTCCGGAAAATCAATGTCGATGTCCGGTAAGTCCTTCCGGTTGACATCAATGAACCGCTCGAAGAGGAGCGTGTAAGGTATCGGGTCAATGTCCGTTATCCGTAGCAGGTAGCAGACCAACGACCCGCAGGAGCTTCCGCGTGCCGGCCCAACCAGCATGTGCTTCTTTGCATAGTCAATAATATCCGCCACCAAATAGAAGTAATCCTCAAACTTCTTTTCAGCAATCAGTTCCAGTTCCCTCTTCAGCCTATCCCTATACACCGGCTTGCGGAGGTCGATGCCTCTTACCTTTGCGGCCTTCTCGCACATGGACTTCAAGCTGGGCATATTCTCGAAGTGAACCATCGGAGCCTTCGGAAGTTCGGCACAGCATAGATCGACAATCTGTTGCTGGTTCAGCAGAGCTTCCTTCGGAGCCTGTGGCCAGATCATCTGCCATTCACGCCAAGAGAGAAGATGCATAGGCGATGTACGCATCTGACGTTCTCTTCCACTAATTACCTCGTATGTGCCCTTGTCTTCTAATCTTGGATAGTAGTTGTCCGAGGTCGCAACGACTGGTAACCGGAGTTGCGCGGCCTGAGCTAGGACGTTGATAGGGCTGTTGGGATTTATCTCCACATACAAGTTCTCCCGCTTCTTGGGCAACTTAGCCCAGACAGGGTGAGTCCCGGAGAGGAGGAGAATATTGCTGCTGACCTCCGAAAGAATGTTGTAGTCGATGCGCGGGTGGTAATAGAAGTTGAGCGGGTCTGTAGAATAGGAAATTAGTTCATACATCTCCTTGAGGCCGGCATCGTTGACCGCAAGCATGGACATCCAGTTGATGCCTTGCTTCTCCTTCAACTTGGCATCCGCTACAACCGCCAGCTCCGTTCCCAGCAGCGGTTTCCTCCCGGCCTTCTTACAAGCGGAGGAGAATTGGACGTGACCCCAGCTACCGGACTGGTCACAAATACCCACTGGGCCTTCCGTGGCTTCAAGAACTTTGGCTATGGGGCCAAATACTTTTCTGAAGGTGAACTCAGTCCGGCATTTCAGGTTGATCATTTTTAGCTGTTCGTTAGCCATGTTAGGTGCTCCTTTGCTCTAGTTACTGCTGTATACAGCCACCGCTTCCGCATTGCCCTGTTTCCTATTTGCATCTCATCATCTACCAGAACGACCCTGTCCCATTCGGAGCCTTGAGACTTATGGACAGTTATGGCATATCCATAGTCGAACTCCGAGAGCTTCGAGCGGGCAGCCCACGGGTCTTCCTCCGCTCGATCATTGTAGTGAACTTCAAAAGGATAGTGATAACATTTGAGCTTATAGAGCAGCTCTCCTTCGTACAGAACGTCCATCACAAGCTCTCCCTCATCCGTTACTTCCATGCTGCTCGCAGCGAGGCATTGCATCCCGTTAACAATCCCGCCATGAGTGTATTGGTTCTTCAAGCAGATGAGCTTCTCGCCTTCGAGCGGGAACTTACCCTCAAAGCCTCTGACCTTCCGTATGGCTCGATTCAATCTGCGCCGCATAAAGTTCATGCCGGTGATAACTTGATCGGCCTTGGATAGCTCCGTTATCGGGTAGCCAGTTTTACAATGCTTGACTATATGAGCATTCTCTATGTTGGACTCGATTCGTTCTCCGTTCCTAACTCGCATAGAGAGGTTGATGATGGGGTTGTCGAGAGCTTGCCGTTGAATCTCCGATAGCATCGCATCCGGCTCTTGCTTGTTAAAATAGCCGGCATCACCAACAGGAGGTAGCTGGCCTGGGTCACCAACGAAGATAACGATGGCCCCTGTGCGATGGAGGTCTTCTACCATCTTAGCAGTTACCATAGATGCCTCATCGACCATCACAACCCGGCCTCGCTTTATCTCCTTTGCCTCGTTGTCCATGAATGATATCTTTAGATCGGCAAGCCTCCGCTTCTCTTCCCGGATAGCCTCAATCAACTCCCTAGCTCCCGGATTCGCGGCCAGATGAGCTTCGAGAGCTTCGAGTTGTTTGATATTCGGCATCACAGGCTTATACAACGCCTTGTGAATGGTGGTGACCGTTGCATTCTTCAACTTCCGCTGAAGCACGCTGGCTGCCTTACCTGTAGGAGCAATACAGATAGGAGGAGTGTCGAGACGGTTGATGATCTCTTGAAGGAGCGTGGTCTTACCTGTGCCCGCATAGCCTCCAAGATAGAACATCCAATCATCTACAAATGGCCCCTCTCTAGGATTTTCGAGCCAATGCATGATCTTGCTTAATGCTCCTTCTTGCTCGAAAGAAAGTTTCATAAGACCTCCGGGTGATCATATAGGCAACGATCATAGACTAGTTCAAATTTCAATCCCAAATATGTCTCATCATTGGGGTTGTAGTGGATCATCGCATCTCCTCGGCAGAGTAAGTCTGAACGATTTGATGGATGCAATTCAGTATTGTTGGATAATCTCCTTGATGCTTTAACAGATACTCTGCAACCAATTTGAAGACAATTCCTGGGACAATCACAGATGGCCTTCCTTCCTGAGCCACCGGACTACCGTGACCAGCTCCTCGACATCCTTCATAGCTCCGTGGGCTCCCTCGAAGGCCGCACCCTTGAACATCTTAGCTTCGAGGGTCTTGATGGCTCCGTCTGTTTCCTTCTTCACTTTCAACTTCTCTCCCAGCACTTCGAG